AAAAAATATATGGGCGTTGAGTTAATGGCCTGGCAACTTCATGCTTTGTCTGGGCAGTTGGAACATGACGACACCGGCAAATTGTTGCGCTCACAGTCGCTTGTAGAAACGGCGCGCCAGCAGGGCAAGACCGTTGCGCTAAGTGCCCTTATTGGTTGGTGGTTGACAGAGTTTGCACAGCTGCGCGGCACGCCACAAAACATTCTGAGCACCGCGCACAAACTCGACAGGGCCGAGGCAATCTTCTTATATCTGCAACCCATTTTGACCGAGTATTTTAACGGCAAACCTTTGCGCGCTTTAGGCCGTAAAAGTGTGGACATGCCAGACGGCAGCCGCTGGGAAGTCAGGGCCGCAACGCCAGGCAACGCTCACGGCGGCAGCAACGACCTAATCGTGTGCGACGAATTATGGAATATCCAACCAACCGTTGTCTTTGATGCTTTGCAACCGTCGCAGATAGCGCGCGCCAATCCTCTGTTTTCGTGCTGGTCAACAGCTGGCGATGAGTCGAGCACGGCGATGCTACGTATGCGCGAACAGGGCATAAATGACATTGACGCCGGCGTTTCCCGAAAACTTTATTTTGCCTCATGGTCACCACCACCAGGCGTTGACGTAAATGATCAAAAATGGTGGGCGTGGTCAAACCCTGCTTTGGGCGTGACCGTCAGCCTTGACGCGCTCATAGCTGCGAGCCAATCACCCGACCGTTCTAGTTGGCTACGCGCTCACCTGAACCTGTGGGTAGCAGCTGCACAAGGATGGTTGCCAGTTGGCAAATGGGCTGAATGCCAGACAAACAAAATTAGCCCGACGGGGGGAACCTTGGCCATTGACAGCAGCCTGGATGACTCGCGTTATGTGGGCGTTAGAGCTGTCGGCAATCCTGACGGCACAGTTACTTGCACAGTCGAGTTTGCTGTTGAGTCCGAGCAGGCCATGTGGGCAGAAGTTGTGCGCGTCCTAACTGACCCGACGGTACAGCTGGCGATAACCCCGATGCTAGACCTGCACTTGCCAGAGGTTTACCGCCGGCGCGCCCAGACCGTCGGCTATGGCGAACTGCTGAAATTTACGCCTCTAGTGCGCAACATGATTATTGAAAACAGGCTGTTTCACACAGGCGAAAACGCACTGGCTGAGCATTGCGACCGTGCCGTAATGGTCAAAACGCAGGCTGGCAGTGCTTTGTCAAGCGCCAAGTCTGCTGGCCCAATAGAACTGGCTCGCTGCATGATTTTTGCTAGCGCGCTGGCCTCTAAACCAATTACCAAAAACAAGCCTTTGTTAGTTGTCGTTAACGGCTAACCTGTCAATGGTGGTTGCTGGCAATCCTGCCGGACTACGTCGGCAACCACCACACGACAGCAACATTTGAGGCATACTTACAGCATGGGCATTTTTGCAAACAAGCAGGTAACTAAGGCGGCCATTTCGCCAATGCCTGTCACGTCACAAGCCGACGCGCCAAAAGTACAGGCTGCTGTCGGCGTTGGCGGCGTCAATTCCATCGGCCAGTATTATCAGTATCATGAGGGCACAGCTCGCAACCGCGCAATGTCTTTGGCAACTGTCAGCCGCAGCCGCGACCTGCTGGCCAGCGTCATTGCCTGCATGCCATTGCAAATGTACAACGAGGTTTACAACGACTCGACAGGCCAAATGGAACAAGTTGACATTGCGCCGAGGTCATGGCTGCGCCAGCCTGACCCGACCGTTACCTACAACTTTTTAATGGCTTGGACTCTTGACGACTTGCTTTTTTACGGCAGGGCATTCTGGTATATCAGCTCGCGCACAACCGACGGTTTCCCAGCATCGTTTACGCGCATTCCTGCCGGCAGCGTCACAACACCTGACCAAAACGAGGGCCCAGTCTTCTTTGGTATTAGCAACGACATTTACTTTGCTGGCAATCAAATACCAACAAATGACGTAGTGCAATTCCTGTCACCTATACAGGGCATCATTTACAGCAGCGCACAAACTATTGCCACTGCGTTAAAGGTCGAAGAATCACGGTACAACATGGCCCGGACGTCCTTACCGTCTGGCATCTTGAAACAGACCGGCGGCGAACCTTTAAGCGCTACCGAACTGGCCGATATCGGGGCCGCGTTTAACCAGGCGCGCATGACGTCACAAACAGCTGTACTTAATGAGTTTTTAACCTACGAGCCAAGCAATGCGACCCCAGACAAAATGCTGATGATAGAAAGCGCACAGTACAGCGCGCTCGACTTGGCGCGCCTTTGCGGAATACCGCCATACCTTGTTGGCGTCGCTACTGGCTCTTACGCTTACACCAGCTCTGAGCAGTCACGCGCTGACCTATACATTTTTGGCGTGAAACCATACGCCGAGTGCATCGCCGCAACCCTCAGCCAAAACAACGTTTTGCCACGCGGCACCTTTGTAAAATTTAACGCAAAAAATTACCTAGAAGAGAACTACGTCGCTGACGCAATGACGCCAGACGATGAAAATACCCAGGAGGAATTAGCATCATGATTAGAGTAACCGCAAGCACTTTTACCGTTGACGCAGCTGCAGCCGACGGCACCAAAGCGCGCACCATCACCGGCATTGCCGTGCCGTACAACGTCACCGCAAACGCCAGCGGAACAGAAGTTATGTTCCTGCGCGGCAGCCTGCCACTAGAGGGCAAAGCGCCCAAGTTGTACATGCAACACGACGCCAGCCAGGCCATTGGTCTTGTAACCGAGCGCGCCGATGACGAGGACAACGTTTACTTTTCAGCCAAAGTTAGCGCCACCTCTCAGGGCGACGAAGCGCTAATTTTAGCCGGCGACGGCGTGCTTGATTCAGTCTCAGTAGGGGTAAACCCGACAAAGTTTACCTACGACCAGAACGGCGTCATGGTCGTCGAGGCAGCCGACTGGTTAGAGCTGTCGCTTGTGCCTCAGCCGGCATTCGCGGGGGCGACCATCAGCGAAGTTAATGCCAGTATTCACACAAACCCAGAAAATTTGTGCAATACTGAATCAGAAGACCCGACAACGGAAACAGAATTACCGGAGGAACCAGAAGTGTCAGAGCCAACCGCACCTGAAGTTATCGAAGCAAGCGCACAGAAACTGTTTGCACAGCCAAAGCGCCAATTTGCTATGCCAACACCTGCTGAATACCTTGCAGCGATGCACGCTGGCGGCGACACGTTCCAAAACGTAAATGCTGCATACAAAGAAGCAGTGCGCTCACAGCAGACAGCATTGCAAGCAGCAGCTGGCGACGTGCTCACAACTGACACGCCAGGCCTTTTGCCAGTGCCCGTTCTTGGCCCATTGTTCCAAGACCTTAACTTTGTGCGCCCAGTCGTTAGCGCTTTTGGCGCTCGCGCAATGCCAAACACACCAAGCAAAACTTTTATTCGCCCAACCATTACCACGCACACCAGCGCAGCAACTCAGACTGAGGGCTCAGCAGTAAGCGCAACCACAATGGTTATTGCGTCAAACACAGTTACAAAAACAACTGTTGCTGGCCAAGTAACGCTCACCATGCAAGATATGGACTTCACAGACCCATCGTCTATGAACCTTATCCTCAACGACCTTGCAGGTGAGTACCTCATTGCGACTGACAACATTGCAGCCGACAACTTGGTGAGTGGCAAGACTGCGTCAGGCTCGACGTGGACTGTTACAGCTGACAACCCAACCTCACTGATTAACGCGCTGTATGACGCAGCGCGCGAAATCACTGAAGACAGCAACTATTTCCCAACCCATCTTTGCGTCAGTCCTGACGTCTGGGAGAAATTGGGCAGTCAGCTCGACGGCTCAAAGCGTCCTATCTTGGGCTACACCACAAACGGCGTTATCGGTCAAAACAGCATTGGTCGCGTAGGCGGCTTGCAGTACACCGGCATGGACGTAATGGGCCTGCAGCTTGTTGTTGACAACAACTTTGCATCTGGCACAATGCTTGTGGTTTACGCACCTGGGTATGAGATTTACGAGGCTCAGCAGGGCATTTTGAGCATTGCCAACCCATCTACTCTGTCTCGTACATTCTCCTATTACGGCTACTTTGCAACATTCGTTGCCAAGTCGAGCTTTATTCAGGGAATCGTAATCGCCTAATTAGAAAGGCGGAACAGCTGTGGCTGTTTACGGAACACAAAGCAAACAACTGCTAGACAACTACGCAGTTGTTCAGACGCTGCAACCGACAGAAATAGTTGTGGGCCAGCAGGTAACTATTGGCAGCCTTGGCGCGCCGTTTAACGGTACGTTTACTGTGCTCGACATACCGCTGTACGAGTACATCGGCGTTGACGGCGAGTCAGGCGCGCTTTTGTTCAACGCAAACGTGCCTAGAGAAAACCAAGTGTTGTTTGCTTGCACAGGCGCAGACGTTCTATACACAGTTGTTTACACCGGCACCGTCACTTATACGCAGTCATGCACCTGGATTACAGCAGCACAACTCGAAACGTATCTGGGCGTAGATATTGCCGACCCATCAGACGATTACACGCTGCTGACGCAGGCCCGCAACGCTGGCAACGATTTTGCCTATCGCCGCAGGCAAGAGTCAGGCTACGCAGACAGTTTGACCACTTCACCTGGGCACGATGTCACGCTGGGTACTCTCATGTATGCGGCAGCGTTGTGGCGTAGTCGAGGCAGTACACAAGACACGTTTGCAACCTTTGACGGTATGGGCCAATCAAACGTAAATGCCATGACCCCAGTAATTAAGCAGCTGCTAGGCATTGACCGCCCCCAGGTTGCCTGATGGCTTACACAGACCTGTTTAACGAGGCAATCGCTGACGTGACAGCCACACTGCAAGCCGTTACAGGCCTGCGCGTCGTAAACGATGCAACAAAAATAGTGCCTAACTGCGTGTTTCTTGACGCACCAAGTTTTGAGACCATCGCCGGCAAAGGCAACATTGTGCGCATGACATTTCAAGTCAAGGTCATCGGCACAGGCCCAGCAGGCCTGCCGGTATTGCAGAAACTTTTGAGCATTGCGGCCAGCGTGTTAGCTAGCCCAATTATTGTGATGTCTGGCCAGCCAGGTGCAGTGGAAATGGGCGGGGCGACCTACCCGTGTTACAACTTGCAAATGGCTTTACAAGCACAGACAGCATAAAAGTGCTACCCTCTACTCATATCGAAGTGTTACCACGGGAGACAAAATGGCAACTTCAACATATCTAACGAACCCGACAGTGAACCTTGCGCCCACAACTGGAGGCGCCAAAGTTGATTTGACAGACCAGTGTCGTAGCGCGACCATTACGCTCGGCGTTGACAGTTTAGAGTCAACTGCTTTTGGCGATACTGGGCATCGTTTTGTTGCAGGCTTGCAGACCGTCGCAGTTGATCTTGAAATGTACCTGTCTTATGGCGCTGGCGAAGTCGAGGCAACCCTGTTCGCAAACGTAGGTACAGGCACCACAGAGTTGACCATTTCTCCATCAGGCACAACCGAGAGTGCAACCAACCCTGAGTACACGATCATTAACATGCAGCTCGTCAACTTCACACCCATTGCCGGCGCTGTAGGCGAACTCAGCATGGTTACCGCGTCGTTTGTAGGCGGAACTTACGCGCGCGATATCACAGCACCATAAACAACCCGACGCAAGGCGGCAGACATGCAAATAACATTAAAACTCGATACGGGCGACGGCCCGCACCAGGTCACAACAAACCTTTGGTGCGCTGTGCAATGGGAACGTAAATACAAGCGCAAAATGTCAGACCTAGCGCAAGGCATCGGCGCTGAGGATTTGGCATATCTCGCCTGGGAGGCCAGCAAAAAAGAGGGCATCACAGTGCCAGTTGTCTTTGATGACTTCATCAAAAAACTGGTAGCAATGCCCGAAGTTGTTGAGCAGGAAGACTCAAACCCTACTCAGGCGGCTACAGACTAGCTCTTTGTCATCTTCTTTTAGAGACTGGCTTTTGGCCGCCGAACATAGAATTTTTGAGCGCTGACCTGAACACTTGCATTAGTATTATGAACAAAGCAAGGCAGCAACGATGACAGCGACAGTTAATACAGAACTTGTGGGCATTCGAGAGGCTGTGGCTGCGCTGAACAAAATTGAACCTGGACTACGCAAACAATTTGCTGCAGAACTCAATCAGATAGCCGCGCCGGCAATACAGGCCGCCCAGCAGCGCTACTCGACTTTAGGTGTGCCGTTGTCTGGCATGTCTAAACAGTGGTCTAACAATGGCCGTAAATTGTTCCCATACGACCCTGTAAAGGCGTCTAAGGGCGTCAAAGTCAAATTGGACACAAGACGCAACAACGATGGCGTAATCGTCATACAGCAGACTGACGCAGCCACCGGCATATTTGAGACCGCAGGCCGACGCACCAGCAACACGCTTGCAACCAATCTGGGCAACACGCCAGCGCATGGCCGCACCCGCATTTTTGGGCCAGCCGTTTACAGCCAGATACGCGCTATTACAACCGAAATTGAGCGCGCAGCGTTGCGCGTCATTAACCGCGTAAATAGGGACTTCAAATGATTTCTATCCCCATTATCAGCAGCTTTGATGACAAGGGCATAAAAAGTGCTGTGCGCGAATTTAAGCAGCTGGAGACCGTCGGGCAAAAAGCGCAATTCGCAATAAAAAAGGCAGCTGTACCAGCGGCTGCAGCATTAGGTGCTGTAACCGCCGTTATTGGCGACAGCGTCAAAGCAGCAATAGAAGACCAGGCGGCACAGGCTGGCCTTGCTCGACAAATTAAGGCAAGCACTGGCGCCACTGATGCACAAGTGCAATCTGTCGAGTCTTACATTTCTAGCCTGGCTAAAAGCGCGGCAATATCGGACGATGAGGCGCGGCCAGCATTTCAAAAGTTAGTGGTTGCAACTAAAGACGTTACAAAAGCAACAGAGTTAATGAACCTTGCCACTGACGTAGCCGCGGCGACAGGTAAGCCGCTGGTCGATGTCAGCGAGGCATTGTCAAAAGGTTATGCGGGAAATATGAAAGCGTTAGGCGCGCTTAGCCCAGAGATCAAAGCAATGATCAAAGACGGCGCCAGCCTTGCCGAAGTGCAAAAAGTGTTAGAGGCAAACTTTGGTGGTGCCGGCGAGGCCGCAGCGAACACAGCTGCAGGTGGCATGAAAAAACTAGGCATTGCTTTTGGCGAAACTAAAGAGTCAATAGGGCAAGCCTTTTTGCCGATCATGGAAAAACTGCTACCTGTCGTGCAAAAGTTCTCAGACTGGGCAGAAAAAAACCCAGAGTTACTTGCAGCTGTAATTGCAGGCTTGGGCATTTTGGCTGCGTCAATTCTTGCTGTAAACGCTGCAATGATGTTAAACCCCGCTGTCGCAATCACGGCTGGCATTATTGCGTTAGGCGTCGCCATTGTTGCGGCCTACAAAAAATTTGAGGGGTTTAGAAATGTTGTGCGCACAGTTGTAAACGCTGTTGCTGGCTATTTCGAGTTTATGATTAACGGCTGGATTAAAGCCGTCAACTTAATTATTTATGGCTTAAACCTGCTAAAGCCAGGCAAAGACATAAAAATGTTGCAAGAAATATCTATAGGCCGTATGGCTGAGCCAGTTGAGCCGAGCGACCCAGGCCGCAACGGCAGCGCCAATATTGCTGAAAGAAACAATAACATAAACATAAGCGTTTACGGCGGCGACCCTAACCAAGTTGTTGAGGCCTTGCGCTCATACATGCGCCAAAACGGTAGCGTGCCAATCAAGGTGAGCAACATCTTCTAATGGCAATAGTCCAATACCAGGTAGAAGTTGGCGCGACTTACGCAACGCTTACAACTGTTGTTGACAACGTGCAAAACGTGTCTTTGACGTATGGCCGGCAAAAACCTTTAGACGCCTACAGTGCCAATACAGGCAACGTTGTTTTGCGTTACCCGACCGGCTACACAACCCCCAATGCCCTATTTGTCACAGGCACTTGGCTGCGCATATCTGTAAGGCTTGGCACGTCTGGCACATATCGCCAACTCTTTGTGGGTCGCATAACTGACGCAATGGTGCAGTACGGCATCCCTTACTCTGGGGGCGTCGGCAACGCAGACTTTGTTACTTTGAGTTGTGAGGGAAACTTTGCGGCCTTTGGTCGAGTGCAAGGCAACAGTTACGCAATGACCGCCGGCACTTTGAGCGCGCAGGCAGGCCAGTGCGCAACACAAACAGGCCTAAATATCAGCACTACTAGCGCATTTGGTGGTACTCAGGCATTCCCAGCCACAACGATTAGTGGCACATGGGGCGACTGGGTAAATAGAGCCGTGCTGACAATGAATGGCAAACTTATTGATATCAGCGACGGCATTTTGATGGTCAACGCATACCGCAAAATTGCTGGTTTTTACGGCAATTTCAGCGACACCACGAACAACGCCAGCAACCATATTTTTGAGCAAATATCGTTTAGCAGCTTGGCAGACAGTTTTTACACACAGGTAACTGTTGACCCTGAGTCTTTTCCCGAGGCCACAGTGTCGACAGGCTCAGCGCCTTTTCGTACATATTTGGTTAACACGTTTAGCGCGTCGACAAGCCAGGCAACAGACTTTGCTAATTACCTGCTGTCTACTTACAGCACAGCAACACAACGCATTTTGAGCGTGACCTGCAACCTCAGCGCCCAAAACGGCGACATTCCGTCATATGGCATGGATCAGATCGGCTCAACTGTGACCGTGACGTTTCGAGGCACCGTTTTTAACTGTCTGTTAGAGGGCGCAACTTTTAGCGGCAATCCGTCACTGGCCAGCGCTACGTTTTACCTAAGCGCGCAAGACCTAAACAACTATTTGACACTTGACGACGCCGTTTATGGCAAACTTGACTTTAACAAACTGGGGTATTAACTATGGCAATTCAAGTTTTTACAGCTGGGCAAGTAGCTACAGCCGCACAAATGAATGCCTTGCAACAGCAGGCAGTTATGACTTTTACAACTGAGGCTGCTCGCGACGCAGCTCTAACATCGCCAACTGAGGGCATGAGCGCTTATCTGACAGCGCCGACTGTCCCAGCAGCAGCAGGCACAGTTACCAACGTGCCAACAGGAGTGTTAACCATTTACAACGGCTCAGTATGGGTTTGCAAAACACAAGTAGGCGCTAACTCTGCCGGCACTTCATCCACTTTTGGCACCTCTTACGCAAACATTGGCGCAGCTGTAACATCAGTAACTTTAGTAACTGGGACTAGCGCGCTAGTAAGTTTTGCCGCTCGAATCAACGGCACCGGCAACTTTGCCGTGCTCAGCGTTAAAACAGACACAGTTGCAGCAAGCGACAACTGGGGCGCATTTAACCAGACAGCAAACTACGTTACTGTCGGTCGCACTTTTGTTATGTCTGGCCTAACGGCTGGCACAAATACATTTACCTGCCAAGCAAAAAGCAACGTTGCAACAGGCAACCTTGACCAACTGTCAATAGTTGTAGAGGGCATCGTTTAATGCTTTGGCGCACTACTTTTGTGGCTCTCCTATTCGGCGCAATCCTCACCGCATGCGGAGACCGTGAACGGCTTATTTGCGAACCACGCACAAAAAACAAGGCTTTAAGCGCAACAGTTTTAGAAACAACAACAACGACACAGGCACCACAATACGGCACAGGCGGTAAATGCTAATGAAACCAGGCAAGCGTTTTACTAACGAGGAAATAAAAGCGCGCATAGTAATGATAGTTGCTATAGGCCTGACGGCATCTTTTGTCGGTTCAGTGTTCACAATTTTGTACGGACTGCTTTTTGTGAGCCAGCCTGCAAGTATGGCGGAACTTGACGCGGCACAGATAAACATTCTTAGCAGCATGTTGCTCACACTCTCAGGCGGCCTTATTGGGCTATTGGCGGGCAACGGCCTTAAAGACAAGCCGAAAGACAAAGAGCCGCAAGAATGATTTATACAGGAACGACCGACGGCGCAGCTGCAGGCAAGCGCGCCGGCACAGAAAAGTTTGTAGACATAATGACAAACAAGGGTTTCACTAACCTTGGCACCTGGGCCGTCAGAAACATGCGCGGCTCAGACCGCCTGTCAGTACATGCCACAGGTCGAGCAGCCGATATCGGCTACAAAGACAAAACCACAGCTGCACTCTGGGCAAACTGGCTGGTAGCAAACTACACGACTTTGGGCATTGAAGAAGTGCACGACTATGCCGGCACCACCAAAAAAGGCTGCGAGAAATGGGGCCGAGGCTGGCGTTGCAACCGTGACGGCAAGCCAGGCTGGAAAGACTGGACAGAGACCGCAAATGGCGGCTCAGGCGGCGGAAAATGGCTACATGTAGAACTGACGCCAGCAATGGCAGATAACCCTCAAGCCTTTGTCGAGGCTTGGAAAAGCATCCCGCGCCCCGCATAACCCCCAAAACTTAAAAAACTGCTAGTAAGGTCGTTTTACCGGCAGAAAGAGGTTTTATGTTTAGAGGCATTTATTAGGCGTTTTGTCGTGGCATTCATGGTTGCCACGCTCACAATCCCAGCAGGCCCAGCGCACAGCGCAAACCCACCAGTAAAAGCCTGCCCGCAATACCATGCTGCAATGCGCAAGGTAGGGCTACCACCCGCAATCTTCAGCGCCATCATGTATCGAGAATCCCGCTGCGACCCGAAAGCGATCGGCTGGAACTATCACCCTGGCATGTCGTACAAAGACTGCAAACGGCAAATTGCGAGCCTCTACAAGCGCTGTAGGGCCGTTAAAACATACGACAGCGGGCTGTTGCAGATCAACAGCACATGGGTAACTGTGACTGCGCAGGTCTGCAAAACCCGTTATGGCGACATGTCGGTATTGTTGCGCCCAGCCTGCAATTTGGCTGTGGCCGCGCATTTATACAAGACTTCTGGCATTGGCAACTGGCGCGCCACAAGCGGCAAAAGGTAAATGTCACACCTGGTTGTTTCAATATGTTATGTTCACCATAAGTACTACGGCAGGAGGAAATATGGAACACCCGAATTTGTTTGACGCCATCGCTGAACGCGATGCAGCAATAAACAGTGTCGAGGGCAACACAGACAGCAACTGGCTAAGGGCCGCAAACATGGCTGTTGAATGGTTAGCAAAGTCAGCTGTAAACGGCTTCACTTCAGACGACGTCTGGGCACAGCTCGAAACCTACGGCATGACCGGACAGGTACACGACAACAGGGCTTTAGGGCCAGTCATTTTGCGTTGTGCGCGTAACAACCTGATTATGGACACAGGGCAATATCGGCCAAGCAAGCGCCGGCATTGCGCGCCTATCAAAGTATGGCGAGGTATCTGATGCGTAACGTATTTGGCGTTTTTGCATTTGTGGGCGTTATGACAGTGTTTGCTTTGGTGACATTGTGGGCAGCCGATTGGATACAAAACTATGACGAAACAGGCAGGTGGGAATAGTGGCATTTAACCTTGAAGATTACGAACCAGTAGCCAGCAGGCTTGACAGGTTCTTGAAGGCGCACCCTGACGCCCGCGTGATCACTGACCTTGTGCATTACATGGCAGATATCGCAGTGTTTAAATGCGAGCTATGGCTAAACGATGAAGTCATAGCTACAGGCTGGGCTGAAGAAATACGCGGCCAAGGCAACGTAAACAAAAGCAGCCATGTCGAGAATGCAGAAACGAGCAGTTTGGGCAGGGCGCTTGCTAATGCAGGCCTGTCAGGTAGCGATTTTACAAAACGCCCGAGCCGTGAAGAAATGGCAAAGGTGGTGCGCTACGAGGGCGACATGAAAATAACAGGCACCTCGAATGCGCCTAGCGAAAAGCAGCTGTGGAAATACAAAAGCGAACTAAAAAAAGCGGGCCTACTGCCGCCTCTCAACATTGCGACAATGTCTAAATTTGAGGTTTCAAAAGCCATTGAGGCGTTAGTCAATGGTGAAGTGCCAGCAGAGCCAGTAGAGCAGGAGGAGCCGTTTTGAGCGATGACCAGGTATGGAATGCGTTTATCACGTCGTTGCCTAAACAAGATCAGGCCCGACACGATTTAGAGAATTTTCAGGCGCGCCTGCTTAAAAACGCTTTGCAGGAAATAGAAGACCTGAAACTAGAGATACTGCAACATGAGGCAGAAATTGTGCAGCTGCAAGAAATATTGCAGGGCTATTCGAGTCTGTTGCATGACACCAAAGAAGACCGAGACCGTTTTCGCGAAGACTGGCAAGCAATGGTGCGCGACCTATCACGATGGAAAAAAAACTAATGGCAATAATGAAGGAAGACGACTACTACGAAATCAAGGTTTACCCAAAAGGCAATCGGGTTGTGCTCAGGTTCGTGGGCGAATGCTGGGACAAATACAACTGGGAAATGACCTACAACTCATATGTTGCACCGTTAGTGCGGCGATACAGCAACGACTGGATGACCTGGGGCGACCGAATTACACTCACTCACGGCTATTACGTCTGGACATGGCAACCGAAAGTACTCGACATTAAAGGCGACGGCTGATGGTTGCAATCAGTGAAAAAGAATTCCAAAACAAGGTCGTTGCGTTAGCCATCATGTACGGCTGGCGCGTAACACACTTCAGAGCCTCACAGGTCGGCGGTAAATGGATGACAGCAATACAAGGCCACTCTGGTTACCCAGACCTTACAATGGTGCATCCACACAAAGGATTAGTTTTTGCAGAATTGAAAACAGAGCGCGGCAAACTAGACCCAGCGCAAGCGAACTGGTTGCGCGCACTTGACGCAGCAGGCGCTGAGGCCTACGTCTGGAGGCCATCAGATATGCAATTCATTACTAACCGACTATTAAACGGAGCGCCCCTAACATGACAAAAGACGATGTAGCAGCAATGGTTAAAGTGTTGCGCGGCCTATACCCAGCCTCGCCATACAAACTCGATGAAGAGCTAGTAATCATGACCTGGCGCAAGTCGCATGAACTGTTACGACACGAAACCGCCAACCTGCCGAAACTTTACAAAAACGTGATGAGCCGGCACAAACAGTTCCCGTCGTTGCCTGAAGTACTTGCAATACTTAAAAGCATTGAAAAAGGCCCGATGCAAAAGCCCGAGCAAGTCGACATGACAAACTATGTGACAACTGATTACGCCCCCACAATGTATGCAGGCTACGTTGAGGGCGTACAAGAGCTAAACGACATGCACGCTAAACAACCCTTTGCATATCTGGTCACCCCAATGACTTATGAGGAATTTAAGGAACGGCACGCACGCAACGCCAAGTAAAGCACGCACAACTAAATAACACGCACAAGGCCGCGTAGGGGGTTGCACTCTGCCGGCATAAAACACGGAAACGTGGGTAGATCACTGCGCGTTAAAACGGGAAATGCGAGACGTTTAACAGGCGAGTGAGGCAACTGAATAAAAGCAATAGGTAGTCGGTCTGAGGCAACCCGACGGGGGGCTAGGGCTAAGTCCGTCAAACAACACAGAGTAAGGTAAACACATGCCAACCAGCAGAAACCTCCCCAAAAAACTGAGGCAGCAAATACTCACGCCTGGCGCACTGTGCCATTGGTGCGGCGCTACAGCAACCGAGTGCGACCACCTCATTGAGCACGATAGAGGTGGTGAGGATTCCCCAAGCAATTTGGTGCCGGCATGCAAACCCTGCAACGCCAAGCGCGGCGCCCTATACAAAGCACGCAAACAAGCACACACAATGCAACAA